AGTATGCTTTCCATTTGCTGTTGGAATACAGGGTTATTAGCCAAGTCACCTGCGTTTAAGTAGTTCTGGAAGTTACTCAAACCAGAATCAATTAAACCTGACAGCCTACCGTCTTTTCCAAACTGCGCTAATCTTTCCGCTTGAGATTGACCAATTAGCGGGTCTTCTTCAGCAAGCCTAGACCCTTTATAGATACCTTCAGTACCTAAGTTATATAGGTTTTCTGCATCACCTAACGCACCGACAGAACTGTCTCTTAGCTCATCACTAAGTCTAGTTGTGCTTTCTGTAGTTTCTGTACTTCCGCCCTTGCTCATTTAAAACTCCTTTACCATATATACAATGTCAGAAGAATAAGAAGGTATTAGTTTAGTCCAACCCTTTCTTCCATATATTTCTACGCCATCTAAGCCTTTCTCTTTAGCAAACTTCTCTATATTACTTATAGCTGAGTCTACCCATTCTTCAATATCTTTACCACCGCATAGATGTATTAACAATCTAAACCTTGCAGGATATGTAACACCCTTTGTAACTACTGCTCCTAATACTTCCTTACCTTTGTACGAAAGCCATAGCTGACTGTTACCTTTCTCTATAGCTTCCATAACATGCTTCAAGGTAACTTCAGGAGTCTTGTTAATAACCTTTAACAGATATTCTATGATTACGTCTTGGTTCTTGTGAATCTCAGCTACGTCTGTTACTCTGCTAAATCTATACATCTATGGACTTACCTTCAATGTCTACGTCTAGTATGTCAAATATTAAAGTACCTGTACCTGTAGATAGGGCTGTTTTTACTTTAACAACGTCACCTGCGTTCGCTGTACCTTTAGTACTAAAAGATATAGGTAGGTTATGACTTCCACTAGCGTTTAAAGTGTGTTGAGTACCACTAACTAAGTTGTCATTTATGTAAACACCTGTAATTATTGTAGCGTTCTGCGCTTTAGCTACACTAGCGTTAAAGTTTAAACGATACTTACTTGCCGATAAGAAAGTAAACGTACCATCGTCCTTGTCAGCCTCTAGCCCTTCTTCATCTGCTCTGATAGTGTCGTAAGCTGTAATAGTAGTAGGTGTAGCTGTAAGAGCCATTGAAGCTCCTGACGTAGCTAAGAACATACCTGAGTCTTGTACCTCATTGATACCGCCTAACAACCTAGAGATACGCTGTAGCTCGTTCTGTAAGTATACAGGTAAAGCAGACATTTCCTGCGGAGGTGGCATTGGAACGTATTCTATTCTCACTGTCTACCCTCAAGGCTGTATTCCATAGAGTAACCTGTCAATCCCCACAAAGAACCACCATCACCCTCAAACCTAACAGCAATATATCTACCACTTTTTCTAAAGTTAACCTTGTAGTCCTGACCAACAACAAACTCTTGAGGCTGAGACCATGATATACCACCCCCTTGAAACTCTTCAGTACCTACATATATCTTTATAGTCCCTTCTCCAACCATGTGAGGATAGATAGCATGTACATACTTGTAGCCTTTATCGTCTCCAAAGTCTATACCTTCTCTTTCTACAAAAGATTCGTAGGTATCCCTAGTCGTAGGAAAACGTATTTCAAGCCCGCTGTTGCCTAAGTTAATACTAGATAATTGCGGTGTAAGTCCTTGACTAATATATACTAAAGAATTTACAGCAGGGTTATACGTCTGAGTATCCCATACACCTGTACTGCCTTCCCATGTATCAGTACCTGTATCTGCTCCCCAACTCCTACCGTCTGTATCTTCTGATACAAGACCTGTAGTAATGTGAGAAATGTTTCCAATGTCGCGTTTACTCCAAGAGTCTGACTCCCAGTTCCATGTAATAGCTGTATTAGCTATGCCATTTTCACTACTAAAGTTAGGATAATAAATTATCATTTCTTTTCTAGCGTTATTGGCAACACATCTTACTTTAGAAACATGGTCTGTATTGATGTCATTATAAAAGAACTCTTGCATTTTATTTGATATAACAGACTTCTTAGTTGTACCATCGTGAACATAAACATCATCAACACCAACAACAAAGTGTTTATTGTCATATTCAGCAACGCAGTCTTTAGCCAAAATACCCACATCGCTAAATACTTTTCTAAACGAGAATACAAAGTTACCTCCAATAAACTGCATAGCCCATACTGCGTCATTCTTGTAGATAAAGAATGTATCTCCTAACGCCTTACCTTCTAAAACCTGACCTTGAGTGTCTGGAAGAATGTTGTACCCTGCTTGTGATGAAGCATCTACTGCCGTCCATGATGCAGGTACTTCACCTAAAGGAGCGGTATCACTCCACTTAACCATTGTAGGTCTTCTGTTACTGCCTTCAGTAATATCTAAAGCAACTAGATAGTTCTTAAAAGGACGAAGTACGCCGCATTTATCCGTAGAAGGCCAAGCAGTCAAGTCTACCATTTTGCTTGTATTAGTACTATAAACTTGAGGCAAGTCATAACCATTGTTTAGCAATAAAGCACCATTAAATACATTTGAAGTCCAACCGCTATGTTGCCTAACTTTAGAAACAACAGTTTCTCCATCAGCCGCGTACGTTATATCAAACTCAGGAGTGTAGTCTTCATCTACGGAATTAGTTTGACGAGTTACATTAATATGATTAGTACCGTCAGTTTTATAAATCTTAGTATCACCTGCATAATACCAATAGTCTGTAGAACCATCTTTAAAAGCAACAGCATGTTTAGGTATCACGGACATGGAAGACGTAGTCAGTACTCTTTGATAGCCTAAAGCTACGTTAACCCTAGCACCTTTAAAGTCAACATTATTACCATTACTCCACAACTCATTAGGCATTTCGTAAGGAGATAGGTCTGAGTTAATTCCACGAGGTCGGGTTACTTCTATCTTCTTAAAAGGCATTTAAGCAGTCCTTGTCCACATGTAAACAGTAACGTAAGGTTGCAAGTTGTTGTGCGCCTGACTACCACCAGTACTAAATGTAGTTGTACCTGTAGTGCTAGTACCATCGACATCACATTCCCTAGTGCTTGATACTGTAGTCGTAAGGCTACTATCCACATACATATCGTTTCTTTCAGCCACCATGTTTTCTTTATGTGTGTGTTCGGGCATTTCATCAACAGTAAGCGTGTGTGTCTTAGAACCACCTGTATTACCTGCTGAGAAATCAGAATCATTCTGGTCATATCCTACTAAAACTTTACCTTCCCCGAACACAGCCCACGTAGTATTTGGAAACAAAGTACTAGGATCAGCACTAGCGGTTGACATGTAAATAGAACCTGTAGGATATATTGTGTCAAATATATTAACAATACCTACGCCAGATTTAAGATCACTAAGCAAGTTAAGAGTAGTAGTATCTATAGTAGCTCCATCAAGAATGTTTAGGTCATCCGTATCAAGGGTAGCACCATCAAGAATGTTTAACTCATCCGTAGTAAGAGTAGCGCCGTCTAAGATATTTAATTCACGACTGTTAGCTGTAACAGGCTCAGACAAAAGATTATCACCTACGCCATTCTCAGCATTAATACCAGAAAAAGTATCTTTAAGTACTTTCTTGATATTACGAATGTGATCGTCACCTTTATTAACTTTATCAGACGCTACAGGGTTAGTATCGACTAACTCGCTTATTCTACCATTAGTAACTGTTTCAAGTCCCATTACTTACCTCTTCTATATCTAGCTGTTTTCTTAGCTATCTTCTTGGGTTGTTTGCTATGCTGTTTACCTTTCTTCGTATCTGCTTTCTTCTTACGAGAGGTAGCGGCATATTCCTTTTTGGATAAAGATTCTCTAGCTTTCTTTGGTAAGTAACGCTCACCTGTAGCTTTCTTACCTTGAGTACTATTCTTACCTGACTTAGTACCCCACTTTTCTTTTGTCCACTTCTTTAAACTTTTCTGTGATTTCTTTAGAGGCATTACCGATATCCTCCACCTTTAGCCTTGTACTCTTTAGCTAGCATCTGTGCTTTACGTGCTGACCATTGACCTGCCTTACCGCCTTTACTACCTGCCTTAATCTTGTTAAACAGATTCTTACGCATGGTTGGTTTAGTGTAGTTACCTGCTGAGTTTACTGTAGACTTCTTCTTAGCAGGTTTTCTTTTAGTAGCCACGTTTCTTACCTTTTCTCTTGACAGTTACTTTCTTTTTCTTAGTCTTCTTTGGCTTGCTGTATCTGTACATCCCGACCTCCTACCACTTGGATTTATTTGCCCAATATGCCGCAGACATTTTACCTTTAGATATGTTCTTAGCATGTCTGGCTTTAAAGGACTTACGTCTTGCTTTTTCTGATGCAGTCTTAGGATTCTTACCTGCACCTTTAACTCCTTGTTGACCGTAGCGTATAGTCTTTACTTTATCACCTTCTTTAGCCACAACAACATGTGATTTCTTAGGATGATTAGGTGTACGTTTAGGTTTGTTATATCCTGATACACCTGCTCTTGCTAGTCTTGGGTCTTTCTTCTTAGCCATGTTATCTCCTACTTTAAAGGATTAGATAGGTAGTCCATTCCATCCCATACGTCATCAATTTCTTTATTTATCTTCTTTAGTTCTTTCTGAGTATCGCCTAAATCTTTAGTAAGAACTTCAGCGGCTGTAACTATGCCACGTATACTCTCAATGTCTTTAGATAGCTCAGCAACCTCGTCCTTCAATTCTAAGAGGTTTTTCTGCTGACTTAGTAGGGTATCTAGGCGTGTACCTAAAGTGGCTAATTTGCCCTTTAATTGGCTCACATCGTTGTCTTCTAATCTTTGCTCTATCAATGTTACCTTTTCTACAAGAGGCTTGACATTAGAAGATTTCTTTTCTACAATCTCTAATCTAGAATACAGACTTGAAGCTGTCCACACACCACCACCAATAGTTGATGCTAATGCAAACACTACTGCAATCCAAGCACCTTTAAACGTAGTCTTACCAATCTTTAATTCTGTTGTATCTAAACTCAAAGCTCACACTCCGTACCAAACATAAAACAGTTATAGCCCAAACCTGTAGGGCCAGTTAAATAATACTCTGACTCACTACCTGCTAGTAGTACATCGGCTTCTGATATGTATAGGTCTAGCCCAAAGTTATCATTACCATTAAGATACACTGCTGTTAGGTTTCTAGTAGTATTATATCCCATCGCAACCCACTGTTGATTAGCATCGTAGAATATAGTAGTCTGCTCTGCTGTTGTGTTTGCGTTTTCAATCCCTTGCTCTAGAAACTCTATTGCTTGATCGTTATTAGCTACGGCTATGTAAGCACTAGCGTTGTTAGCGTGTGTTTCGATATCGTCCATGCTTGTGTTATACGTATCAACCTCTTCTTGCGTTATGGTTAACACTTCTTGATTCTCTGCTACAAATGATTGTACGTCTGCTTCTTCTTGTGGGCTAGACGCTGACTCTGCCATCTCTGCTACTTGTTGTACAGCAATCATATCAACAACTACTTCTGTAAACGTATCGACAGCTTCGTCCATTAAAACTAATTCTGTGTTAGCTTTGTCGTTTATAACAGCCCTTAAATCTCCAAAGGCTTGATAGCTTGACATACCCGATAAAGCACTGTTGTACGCCTGTAGTTGCTCAGAAGTAATGTAGGCTGTGCTAGACATACTACCGTCAGACAAAGCATCACCATGATGTGAATACTCTTGTGCCGCACCTACTAACTTAATACCTTTATCTATCTGATCTACCATAGCACTAGAGGTATTAATAAGGTTATCTAACTCACTGCTTTGTGCTACGGAACTTAGCACTAACAGAGATAATATCATCTTCTTCATCTACAGTTTCTCCTCCAATGTTGAGTATAGTATTGTACCAATCCTTAGTATCTTTATTGTAGTCAGGTATATATGTTTCTGGCTGTCTCTTCATAGCTAACACCGCACGTTTACCAACTATAAGCTTACCATCGCTAAGTATAGGACAAGGAGTACCTGACAAGAACATACTTCTCCATACCGCAACTGACTCGCACATCCTAGCTACTGCCGCTACCTTCATCCCTAAGTCTGATAATAACTTAGCGTCTCGTCTACGGTCACAGTTAGGATCAACCTCGTAACTACCTGTACTTATCCCTAATCCTACTGTCTGTAAAGAACCGCCTGTTCCTTTAAGACAAGTATCCATACCGTTAGACATATAGCTTGGTGTAATAGCAGACCCTACTGGTATTTCGCTACTGCTTCCTGCACCATTGTATGTGTTGCTTGTTGATGTATCCGTTGTACTGTTGTTACTGTTTGTTATACTATTGTCCCCATGAAACGTATTCAGAGAACCCTCTTGAGTGTTGTCACCCCACGTAGCTATTGAAAACAACACAAGTAAGCATAGTAATCTCTTCACTTTCTATGTATAAGCTTTTGAATGGTGGGAGATTCGTAAATACGCAAACCCAACCATACTATAGTAAATAAGCTAGCTATAGGCGGTAGCCAAGCCGCAAGAGACATTACACCTGTAGAGGCGGCGGCTAAATCTAAAACTTGTTTCCCTTCTTGAGTCATAGCTAGTTCCTTATATACCTGCTATTATGAATGCTAAGAGTTCTGAATATCTAACTCCTAATCGTGTGTGTTCTGTTGCACCTTCAGGAGCGTTAGCTTCTTCGTGATATATTGTTCCGTTATGTGACCACCAAGTATTGCTAGTAAACATACCGTAGTCATTTGCGTCTAACCCTTCTGCTTCAAAAGCCGCTTGCAAGTCTTGAGCAATAATACCAAAGTGAGTACGTGCTTCTGTTCCTTTATCTTTTACAGCGTCTTTCCATTTAAACTTACGAAGTAAATCTTTAGCCGCTACTGCTACTTTCTTTTCTGCTTTTAATAACTTCTTTATGTTTTGCTTTTCATTCTTATCCGATGTTTGAATAGAACCATTAGTAGCATAGATGTCATCAAAGCGATTGTTGCTTCTACCTAAATCTACAGCGTTGTCTTTGTTTAAACCCCCAGTAGTACAAGGCTCTATAGCGTGATCGTTAATAGAAGCGCTTTTAACTTTCATACCAAAGCGTTCATTCATTAACGAAATTATACCCGACCCACCATAATCTCCATAGTAGAAATGTAACCCACCCTGATGTACATTGTTCTGACTAATAGTTAATACGTTCTTAACTGTTGTACCTGACGGTACATCTAAGTTAATGTTTTCTACTGTAGCAGAATTATTGTTAAAAGTTGCCTTATCGTTACAATTAAAAGAATCATTAAGAGTTACACCGCTTAAACACTCTAAAGAGTTACACTTAACAACACCATTAACATTTAAAGCACTTCCTGAAAAGTCTGCTATTCCTCTATTATTAGCATAAATAAAAAACTTATCTAAGTAATGATTATATCTTATTGCTCCTGCTTTATTATTATCTTTATCTCCAAAGAATATATTACCTGTAGATAAGCTATTACTTAAAATAGATATACCTGATTGATCTCTAGCAGACCGCCCATGTTCTACAATTAAACCGTTAGCTAGTGATGAGGCAGTAGAACCACTACCTGAAGTAACAGCGTCTACTGTACCTCTAGGTGTCTCTGTATTTATACCTATATTTGTAGTAAATAGTGACATAGTATAAACCCTGTTATGAATAAGTTGTTACTAAGCCGTCTATAGTTGCAAAGTCAGCGTCTAAGCTAAGAGTAGAATATCGTATCTTAACGTAGTGGTCACCATTTGGAACTTTAGTGCTGTTAGTAATTTCATGTTCAGCACTTGAGCGTAAATGAATATCTCTATTAGCAAGTACCCTATAATCAGAATCAGGTTCTCCTGCCCACAAAAAGCTACCAGACTCAGCTATAAGAATATTACGAGGTAGCCCTGCGTATGAGTAAAACACGCTATTATAATTATTAGCAATAGAGAAAATACCAACTCCATAGCAAGGTCTGTTTACAGTATCAAAACCTCCTGCGGCTGTTCCTTTATATGTTCCTGCATCTACATAAAAAACAACTTCATGTATAATATGAGCCTTGCCTGACTCGGCAGGGATTAATGTCTTAGGGGCTGTGTTAAGGTTTTTAAAGTCATCACCACGCAGTCTAAATGTTTTAATGTGTTGGTCTTCAACAATCTTACCGCCACTTCCGACACCAAGAGTGTACTGTGCGCCATTAACAGAACCGTGCTTACCGAAGAAGTTACCTTCTCCGTAGTCACCCATCTTTGTATAATACTTACTGTTTGCACTTCCTGAGTTAGATACAAATAGTTTACCAGAGGCTACGTTAATACTCTCAGTAACTTGCAAATTATCTGCTATCTTACCTACTTCTACAATTTCTTCATTAGGTGTTGGGTCTGCCTCATCACTTTTCTTAATAAACATCTTGCCATCTTTAGTATTGATGGCTACTTCACCTAGTTCTAATTGTGTTTCAGTAGGCGCATTGCCTGTTTGATTTGATCTTTTTAATTTAATTGTTTGTGGCATATATATGCTCTCTTATTAATACGTATTTACGTAGAGTTTAATTTAAGGGTTAGTCAAACGAATCGCCGCCGTCAATAACAAAAGTTTCAGAAGTAATATTATCTGTTGTAATTATTGTAGATGTAGTAGTAGTTAACTCAGTAGTGCCTCTACTATTAGGAACTACTGTTTCCCATGATAAATCATTTTCGTTAAACTGTATTTTAGCAGGCGCTCTCTGAGTGCTTAGTATATCTGATACAGGGCCTCGTAAAACTGTAACTCCTGATCTTTCAGTAGTAGCGGGTAAGCTTCCATCTGTTAAGTCGGTATTTAATTCTACAAGATTATCACCTACAGCTAAAGTTTGAGACGTAAGCGTAGTAGTCCCTCCATTAACTGTTAAGTCTCCTGAAATAGTTACATTAGCACTATCAGCAAAAGTAGTATTATGACGTATTTGAATATCGTTGGCAGACGATGCAGGTAGCTGAATTAAAGTAGCGCTAGCACCTGCGCTATTATCATAGCCAATTGTAAGAGTGTCAGCCGCGGTTTGTGCGGTGTCGTTCTTTATATAAAAGTCGGCTGTCCCTGTCTCAGTACTGTCATTATTAAGGTATATAGTAGGGCTTGAATCACTAGAGCCAATAGTTAGATTGTTAGTGCTTTTTAATCCGTGTGCTTCAAGATCACTAGTTACTTTAGTTCTTCCATTTAAAGTAACAGCGCGATAAGAAGTAATATTTCCTCCAATACCTATTTCTTGATCGCCTGACGTACTATTAATGGCTTTCTTAAAAATAATATGGTTGTCACTACCATCGTGCTTTTCATCTTGAATACTAAAGCCATTTTGAGTATTACCACCTTGTACTGTTACTTTACGTCCTGACGAAGAGGTAGAATCAAATATAACACGAGCAGGAAAGGTTGATGTAGAAGTTCCTTTAACAGTAAGCTGACTAACGTCATCTAAGTTTAATTGAGGTTTTAATTCTAAATTATTGGAGCTATCTAAAACAATGTCGCTATTATAATTAAAACTACTGCGTACATTTCCCTGAGTAACTTTAACACCTTGCATTACACCTGTGGCTGAGTTATAACTAATACCACCGTAGCCTGTTTCTACGTTATTTTGTGCGCCTATAGTACCTCTAATATTAGCGGCAGTAACTTTAGCAAAACTAAACTGACCTGTCGAATTATCAAAGCTTAAAGTACCAAAACCAGTGCCAGTGTTACCTGCGCTTACCGCATCATATACATCGGTATCGCCATACTGAGAAGCACCTGTTAAAGTAACTTTACCTGTACCTGAAGCTATAGATACACTAATACCACCTGCGTGGTCATCGTGGGCTAAAACAGTACTTAACCTACTGTCAAACCTACCATCAGTATAATATAAGTTAGTACTGCCTTCTGTTAAATCGTCAGCAGTTTTACCACCAAATGAAGTGTCAAAACGACTATCAGTGTAATACAGGTTAGTACTGCCTTCACTTAAATTGTTAGTATTTTTACTACCAAAAGCAGTATTAAATCTAGACGCTGTGTAGTATAAGTTATTACTACCTTCATCTAAGTCATCTGTATCTTTACCGCTAAAATCAGTATTAAATCTAGACGTTGTGTAATATAAGTTATTACCTTCAGATAAGTTAGAAGTGGTGTGATTAGCTATACTGCTAACTTGACCTGTAACATTGCCAGTAAACGTAGCATCTGTACCATCAGTACCACTATCTAAAACAACAGTACCATCGGTAGATTCTACATCACCTTTTACATTACCTGTAACGTCTCCAGTGACATCACCTGATAAGTTACCAGTAAACGTAGAAGCGCTTGAACCAGTAGCTCCTGATGCTATAATCGTAGACCCATGCTCGTCCTTGTAGTCTCCTACTTGTACATAGCTATTTCCTACAGTATTACCTGAACTTACAAGAGTAGTGCCGTCATCGGATTCTACATCTCCAGTAACATCTCCAGTAACATCTCCAGTAAACGTAGCGTTTGAACCGTTAGTTCCGCTGTCTAAAACTGTAGTGCCGTCTGTAGCTTTTACATCACCAGTAACATTACCAGTTAAATTAGCTGTAACAATATTTGCGGTAAAATCACCTGAACCATCTCTTTTAACAATAGTGCTAGCAGTGTTAGAATTTGTAGCATTATTAACAGCAGATACAAACTCAGTACCGCCAATAATATCTACAGTAGCACCTGAGCCTGAATCTGTATCAGGTCTACCTACAGATATCTCACCTTCACTATTAGCGAATCCATAGGCTAACTCACCTTCTTTTAAAGAAGATGGTGATTTTGAAGTAGAACTTCTTTTTATCTTTATTGTTTGTGCCATTGTTTAATCCTTTAACTAAAAAAGCCACCATTGAGAGTGGTATCTGTATTTAAAAAGTATGTGCTATCGTTACCGTCTAGCTTATCTGCATCTAATTCACTACCTGCTCCATCTACTTGTTTTAAGCTTTCTCTTAATGCTTCAGGAGTAGCTGAGTTAGCGGGTAGTCCTCTAGGTATTTGCAGTGTATTAGTAGTGCTATTGTAGACAGCATCTGTACCTGCTTCACCTGTTGTAACACTTAATTCTGTTAAATCTTC